TATCAAGACGCTACACCAGAGACAGAGACAGAGACAGAGACAGAGACAGAGACAGAGACAGAGACAAAATCTGAGAGAGAGAAAGCGAAAACCTGGCCTGATGCGTTGACCTTGCTTCCTTCGATGAAAGACGCCGCATTGGCGGAAGGCATACCCGACCCAGAGAGAGAGTTTGAAACCTGGCGGGATGATTGCCTAGCTCACGGACGCAAGTACAAAAATTGGATGGCAGCTTGGCGTAACCGGATTCGCAGGTACCACGAGTTTAATCGGGGAGGCACTGTCAATGGATCGGGTCAAGGATATCCAACTAAAGCCGATGAACGCCAGCGCCGGAATGCGGAAACCTTCCGAAAGGTTTTCGGCAGCGCTGCTATCGAATCTAGCGCTATTGGGGGAACTGTACCGGCAGGAACTGACGCCGCTGGCGACGATAGCGTATCAGGAAGCATTACGAGATTTAAGCATTGAGGCAATGAACGCAGGATTTAAGGAAGCCATCAAGCGCTGTAAGTTCCTGCCTACGCCAGCAGAGATCCGCGACGAAGCCAATATTGCTATGTCGCTACAGGAACGGCCGCGGGAAGCTGCCGCGGAATGTCAATTGTGCCGTGGTACAGGCTGGCAGTTAAAGCCGCGCGACGATGGCCAAGGCAAATGGGTCATAAAGTGCCAGTGCAGAGGTAAACAGCGTGTTTCTGTATGAAAAACTCTTTGAAAACGAAGCCATTGAAATCTGGCGTATTGGCAACTGGCTGCACACCCGGCGATTTGACACCGAAGGCTGCAGTGGTGGCTGGGAATGGACCTGGGCGCCCAATGTGCCGGCAGCAGATCTATATGGGAATGGAAGTGGCCGAATCCACAGCACGGTTTCTGAAGAACCGCGGGATTCTGGGGCTGCAAAGCTATAAATGCGAAATCTGCGGCGCAATTCATTTGAGGCAAAGCCGATGAATGGATGGGTTGAGTTTAGATGTCCAGTGCCGATTCCTGGGGCGCGCGTCTTCAAACGTGGATCCATTCAGGCATTGGTATCGAAGGACGATGGCGCCTGGCATATCAGCGTGTCTCATCCGATGCGCTATCCAACCTGGGATGAGATCTCAAAAGCCCGATACGATCTAGTTCCTGACGATGCTTTTATGGTGATGATCCTGCCACCGCGCGCGGAATATGTAAATTTGCATAAAAACTGTTTCCATCTATGGCAAATCAGCAGGGAAGCGTACGAAGGTGGTAGCCGATGACTCCAGCACCGAAGGACGGGCATATGTGCCGCTGGCCGTGGTCGCACAAATGGAGCAAATGGGGAACGATTTCTGGCGGCGATACGTTGGCTTCGGTTGACCCTAGCGGGATGCCGTATCGGCCTGAGATTTTCGGTGAGCATAAGCCAGTAACCGGGAAGTATGAGAACCAACGCAGGGAATGTGTGGTTTGCGGTAAAAGCCAATTGCGGGAGACAAGCACACTATGACTCCAGCACCGAAGGACAATCGCAACGATACGGTGGAGTATTGGCGTGCTCGCGCTACGGTTGCAGAGCAGAAGATTCTAGCGTTTCACGCGCAACTGGCAGCACCGAAGGGCGGGATGCGGGAGGCGCTGACCGATATCTTGATGCATTGTGAAGCTGAAATGGGCTGTGCAATGACTGTCGATAGAATCGCTGCGATTAAGCGCATATTTGAAACAGCAGTGACCGAACTCGTAGAGTCTACGCGGCGGGAGGCGTTGGAGCAGGCGGCTGAGTTTGTCAATCATTGGGAACTTCCGCAATACCCGACAGTTATGTGGCGTGGCAGGGAATTCAGCAATAACAATGTGGCCCAGCAGCTATCCGAAATTTGCACTGCAATCCGCACCCTAGCCTCACCTGACGCGGCGCGGGAAGGGGGCGTTTGATGGGCGGCGAATATAAAGCAACCTGTGGATGCGCGATTCATGTAGCGCAATGGACTGCGAAGCGGAAGATTGTCACACAGAAGAGTTGCCCGATGCACTTGGCTGCGAAGGACATGCTGGCCGCGCTGAAGGCTTGGGAGCACTGGTACAGCGGCGATAGCAGCGAGTTTAACCGCGACAACGCGCGGGAAGATGGACTCAAGGCTATCGCTAAGGCGGAAGGCGAGGCCCGTCATGAATGAAGCGAGGTTGAGGGAGTTGCAGGTTGAGGAAATTGAAGTACTTTTGCGCGACGGACTTGATAGTTGCGACGCAGAATGGCTCACAGGTCAGCTAAACAAACTCATCGAAGCGCATCAAGCCGAATCCGCCTTGGCAGCCGCGCCGGGTGAGCCGCTGCCACTACTAAAGTTTGCTGAACGCATCGTTGATAGTGTTTTCGAGGAAGGCGGCAATTGGGATGGTCTGGAGATTCAAGAATGGGCTGAAGAATGTGGATTGATTCAGCCATTTAATGCAGCGGGCCCGTGCGGGGAATCATGCGGCTGTGAACAAAATGGAGCCGAGTGGCCTGTGGTCTGTTTTCGCAAGACGGCATTGCTGCGACGCACCCAAGCGGACAGCGGAGTGCCGAAGATATGAGCGATTGTCAGCATCTTGATCTGCGAAAGCAAGTCGTAGGAAAGACGGTGTGGTACGCCTGCGAAGAATGCGGCCAGAAGTTCCGCTGCGAAGCCTGGGACGGCAAAATACAAGTACAGTCAAAAGCAGAGCACCTTCCTACTTGTCACTGGTGGCACCGAATGCCTTGCAACTGCGGGGTGGTGGTGCAGGGCAAATGACCTGGGCCATTGCAGTGCCGCGGGTAGCTGATTCGCCTAATGTGCTCAGGCGGAAATATCGCCATCCCCAAGCCTATCGGCGGCTGCGCCTGGCCTGGCAAAGCGATCTGTTTTGGCTGGCCGGCGCCGTCCAGGGCCGCAAGATCTGCCTGGCAGCGCAGGATGGCCGAAAGATGCGCGTGCTGATTACGGTTTATCACGGCAAACCATTCGATGCAGACAACTTAGCCGGCGCCCAGAAGCCCATTCTGGATGCTCTGGTGCAGATTGGCTTTCTGAAGAACGATGACGCGAAATCCCTGCAACTGGATGAACCTAAGCAAGTGATCGGCAAAGAACGCCAGACCATCGTGGAAATTGAGGCACTGTGAGCAAAAAGCCAAAGTCAGAAACCTACCGCGCGCAGCTACATAGGCTTGAACGTGCAGAGTTGATCCTAATACGCACCGGGCAGCATATCTTTCGCCTGTGGCGTGCAGGCGGACGCAGGGAGCCTATCCTAGAGGAAGCAATGGCCAATGTCTGGGCGCTCAAAGCCCAGATTCGAGCAGAAAAGGCAACGCTGCGGCCCATGCGATCACCCAGATGGCGCGCAGGCCACCGAAGCCGATCTAACCGATGAAGACATACGCTGGCTGCGCCGGCACGATCGGCAGCCCAGCGAATAAAGTACTACGGCAAATTCGGTACTTTTGTACCATTGCCAGCCTAAGCGCTTGGGTTTAATATGTCTTCAGTGAGGACAAACCCAATGAAGACGAATGACAAATCGGTGAAAGCGATCGCCAAGGCGGCATTCCCAGGGTACAAAGGCCGCAAGTTCTATTTTGCGGTGCAGAGCGCGCCACTGGATTGCCGCAGTTTCTGGGATGGTGGGTCGCGGGAGTATTTCCGCTTTGTGCGCTTGGCCGATGGCGCAGTATCCCAGGAAGTGCCAGCGCAGTCGGGCTTTGATCGCAAGATTTCAGGGCTGGATGCGGTGATGATCCCTGAAGGTTTTGCCTGCGTCAGCAATCGCATCTTCCAGGGCATCGATTGCGGCTTGACCGTCACCGTTAACCCAGCGAATGCGGCCAAGCTGCTGACGGTGGCAGCATGAACATCACCTGCAAAGATCACGGCGGCCGCGGGATTGACCCGCTGAACTGCCCTGCTTGTGAAGCGGAATTTAACAGCGAATTAGCCCAGCCAGAGCGCAACAGAGGTTTTCGCAATGGCCGGCTGGCCAAGGAACCGCGCTGGCCGAAGCGGATCACGAAGAAATACGCCCTGGCAATGGCGCACAGCGCCAGCGTCCGTTTCTATCTGGAACCGTTTAATGGTGGCTTGAAGGGCTTCTATTCAATGGACATAGCCGCAGAATCGGGGAACGTTCTACGAAAGGCATCACGATGAATCCTTCCAAAGCAGCCGCGGCACTGGGCCGGCTAGGTGGGCAATCCAAGTCACCAGCCAAGGCGGCTGCGGCACGCCAGAACGGCAAAGCAGGTGGCCGGCCCAAGTGTGTGTCTAAAAAGTTACTTAAATCATAGGCAGCATTGCCCTTTAGGCCAGGTTACAGCACAAAAGGTGACTTGCTACGATGGGTTCAGGAGGAAACACCAAAATGCTAACCAGCCAAGAGATCCAGAAGCTAAGCCAGATGAGCACCGAAGAACGGGTGGCCTACATTGCCGCCAAGCTGGAAGCCAAGAAAGCGGCGAAGCTGAAGTGGGTAGCCCAGGCGTTTGATTCGGCATTCGGCATTTAACGGCCGATTGGCGGAATTTTTTAGGTGGAATCGGCCATGCATTTCTTCATTCACGAAGGCGAACTATACGCCACCGATGATCAGGAGAAGTGGTTTGTTCTGATGACGCATGGGCAAACTTCACCAGAGTTTTGGACATGGTATGTACTGACGCCTGCAGTGGGTTTCGAGAAGTGGATGGAATACAAGCAGATTGCTGATCGGCAACACCGATGAAGGTTTTGCTGGAAACGCGCTGCGGCTGCTCGCAGATTAAGGACATGGAAAATACGCCGAATCTTAAGGCTATCAATCTGCCGCTGATTCCTGTTTGGGATTCCAGTGGGCGGTCATGGTACCGCGTATTTGAGGCAGTAGGCGTGAAAGATGGGCTGCCGTGGTACCGCGAAGTCAGAATGAGTCCGGTATGGACGTGGGAAGAAATCCGAGATAATTCAGGCCCAGCAGATATTTTATAGGAGGAATCACCATGAACGAACTGAAGCCAGGCCAAGTGATAGCAGGTACAGTGGTGGTACATCGGTGGCAAGTTGGTGGCAAGTTGGTGGCAACGGTGCTGGCTGGCTTGGCGCTGGCCGGCACCCTGACGGTCTACCACAACACCGCGGTGCAGCCAGCTACTCAAACCATCCGAAATGGTGGCAAGCCAGGCCCAGGCGGCACCATCCATGTGGGCGGCTAAAACGGTGGAAACGGTTAAAACCTGCTGGATCTGTACCGGGGATCCAGCAGCGCAATACGCCAAACTTTGCCCCAAGCATGAAAAGCAAGTGTTAGAACGCGCGCAGCGTTATAACTTGCCAATTCACGAAGCGATCTGCCAGATTCGTGACAGTCGCGCAATGCAAGCGTTGATTGACCAGCAATAATCCGGTTGACATTCGTCCTTTACTCTCATATACATGCATTGCTGTAGCCATTCCTAGCCCTGCGCCGGGGCGGTTTTCCTGTTGTTCGGTGCCACCCTACCCAAAGGTACCCGCATTTCTAAGCGTATCGAAGTACTCAGCGATTTTGCCCAGCCCTATCATGTTTCCCTGGCTGAAGCGAAAGCCATCACCGCACGCAAAGATGGCCAGTTCATCAATTCGCGCCAGATCCGTTTAACCCGCTCTGACAGCAAACGCAGTGAATGGACAGTGCGCGGCCCATCGGCCTTTTACAGCGAAAATGTTGCTTTTGGCCCAAAGTTCGGTACACTCCAATTGACATGACCAGCCGCACCATCATGCAGATGGAAATTCACCCAGCCATCATTCGCCGGAATCAGCTTCGCGCATCAGTACGCCAGGCCGCAGAGTTAGTAAACAGCCAGTTCAAGCGAATGGAACGGCAGCTAGAAATGCTGTCTCACCAGGAATTTATAGCTGGTCCCCTTGGTTTATCACTCACCCTACGAAAGCCGCAGCGATTCCAGCATGGATCCAATTAGCAAGGCCCAGACTGAAAACAGTCACTTACTAAGTAGATTTGGTGACAAGCTGAAACAGTTCCCTAAAGGGACCAGCGGAAATCCTGGCGGCCGGCCCAAGCACACAGTAGGATCCATCTATCGCAAGTGGTTGAAAAAAAAGAAGAATCGCGTCAAAGTTGAAAAATTCCTCAACGACACAATCGAAGGCGATTCGCGCATGGCTGGCGTGCTTTTGATTCGCGAAATGGACGATGAAAAGAACGTTCACCGCATGGAATTTAGCGGCGAGATTACCATCACCGATCGGATGGCCACCGCGCGCGATCGTGCAGCTAAAATTGTAGAATGCTCACTACCGCAGAAATTGGCTTAGTCCAAGAAGAAATCACAGAGCTATACACGTTTGACCCGCTGGGTGGCGTGGCCTATGGCTTCCCTTGGGGCGAAGGTGAACTAGCCGATTCACAAGGGCCGCGGCAATGGCAGCGCGAAGTGCTCAGCTACATTGGCCAGCATCTACGCAATCCTGCTACGCGGTTTCAACCGTGCCAGATTGCCGTCAGCAGTGGCCACGATGTTGGCAAATCCGCGCTCATCAGTTGGATTGTGTGGTGGGCGCTATCTACGTTTGAAGGCGCGCGCTGCAACGTTACCGCAAACACCGATAACCAGCTAAAGACCAAGACCAGCCCAGAACTAGCCAAGTGGTTTCGGCTGGCCATCAATGCTGATCTGTTTGACAAAACAGTAACTAGCGTGAAGGCGCGCGATGCGCAAGCCGAAACCTGGCGCGCAGACTTGGTACCTTGGTCAGAAGATAATCCCGCGGCTGCGGCCGGCTTGCACAATAAAGGCAAGCGGCTGCTATTCGTCATCGATGAAAGCAGTGAAGTGCCGCAGATCATCTTTGATGTAGCCGAAGGCGTGATGCTGGATGAGAATACCCAGATCATCTGGCTGGTGTTCGGCAATCCCACACGCAACAAAGGGCCATTTTACGATGTGGTGTTCGGCAAAGCCCGGCACCGTTGGAAGCAATATGTCATTGACAGCAGGGAAGTTGAAGGCACGAACAAAGAGAAGCTGGCTGAATGGGAACAGGATTACGGGGAAAACTCCGATTTCTTCCGAGTGCGCGCGCGTGGCCTGCCGCCAGTTGCAGAGTCAGCGCAATTCATAGATCAAGATCTCATTGACCAGGCGCAAAAAAAGCGCGTGATCGTTCTGCCGGATGAGCCGCTTGTGGCAGGCGTAGACTTCGCTTGGGGCGGTGCCGATGATAACGTTATCCGTTTCCGCTGCGGATTTGACGCAGCTTCGATTAAACCTATCAAGATTAAAGGGGAATTTACGCGCGACCCTGCAGTGCTCACCGGCAAACTGGCGGATATCCTCACTCATTCTTACAACGGGCGCAAGATCGCAATGCTGTTCCTTGATTCAGCAGGAATTGCCGCCCCTGTTGAAGCCCGACTCAGGCAGCTTGGACATAACAACATCGTAACCGTTAACTTTGGTGCGCACAGCCCTGAAAATACTGCCGCTTACATGCGAGATTACATGTGGGCCAAGATGAAAGACTGGCTCAGGGATGGCGCCATTGACAGTGATCCTGGCTTGGCTGCGGATCTCGCCGGCCCATGCTTGGTCAGTGACAAGCAACAGCGCATCAAGCTAGAAGATAAGCAATTGATGAAGAAACGCGGCCTGGATAGCCCTGACGATGCCGATGCCTTGGCGCTAACGTTTGCGCAGGTGGTGGCGGCGCGGCGCCCTGAGCCAAAAGAAGAACCGCGGTACTACGGTGGGCGCGACGATGGCCTGTCTTGGATGGCCAGCTAGTCAAGCATAAGTATCAGTTTGACGAATTTGGTAATTTTACCATTTTCTCAAAACGCCCAGCCTATGGCACGTGACAAGGCAGTCGTTATATTGGCGCACGTAGCCGAATGGGAACAGTGGAAGACGAAGGCAGAATTGGCCGGGCTGCCGTTAGCGACGTGGATCAGGCGGCAATGCAACGAAGCCATCCTCAGGCCAACGCTGCCCAAGCTGGCGCATAACATGCCGGAAAAAGGGCCAGATAGCCCTAGCGCTTGCCAGCACGGTACCCAGCCAGGCCGATATTGCTTCGATTGCCGCGGCACGGTAGGGAGTTAACGCATTGGACACACAGCAGGCAATTTTAGGCAGATCAATACAATGTTGTGGTACTCTGTGTATATGGATACCACACTACGCACGTTGCTGGTTCAATCTGCAAATAACGAATGCACAGAATGCCATACGGTTGGCAAAGTTGAAATTCACCACAAGGATCGGGACAGAGCCAATAATCACCCTGATAACTTGGTTGTTTTGTGCAAGCCTTGTCATTGGAAGAAACATCCAAAAGGTTCACGCCTTCGCGGTGGGCGGCAGCGCAATCATCGTGTTATCGTGATGTTTGAACCAGATGAGTATAAAGCTATCAAAGCGCAGGCCGGGCTGGTACCTGTCAGCCGCTGGATCCGCGCAATGGCGCTAGGCCAGGACGTAGACGCCAAGACGCTAACGGAATTGCTGAAGGCATCGATTGCGCAAGCCAAGGCGGCGAAGTGACCGAAGCGCAACTAAAGGCATTGCTAATCGCCGTGCTGATCAGTGCCGATTGGGAAGTGATGCTCAGTGATAAACGGTTTGAGGAAGCCACCGAACTGGCCGGCAAGATCATGAAAGAAACAGGCGCAGCAAACCAAGGCTAAGTGAATCCCCCAAAGCAGTATGAAAAGTCTGAAGTTGGCTATGAACATCCCGCCAAAGGGCCGAAGCACTGCAGCCAGTGCCGGCATTTCCAAGTCATCAAACGCTGTGAGATCGTCAAAGGTGTGATCCTGCCGCAGGATTGGTGCCGCAAGTTTTCCGCGAAGGCTGGCATCCAGCTAAGCGGCTTGGCAAGATAGATGGGAAACTGCTGGTTTGATCTCTCCAAATTCCTGGCTGAACTAGAATCCAAAGCTAACCATGAAACGGCCGCGGCGGCGAAGGAAGAAACATGCCTAAATTTCTGGAAGAAAAACTCAAAGCCGAATATGGCGCCAACAGCAAAGTTCCGTACATGGTGATGAACAAGCTGGGCGCGATGCGGGGCAACAAAGAAACAGCCAAAGGCCGCGCGATGCAGGCCAAACACAATGCTAAAGTGCGCCGCGGTGGCGTGAAGCTGTCGGATCTCGCAAAATGACCCGCGCGCAGTTAATTGAAGGCTACAAGCGCATTGCCGGCCTGCATAGCCTGGATCAATTGACGATGGTGGAGTGGGTGGCGCTGAAACGCCGCTGGGAAATTATAGAGGCACAACAAAATGGCAAAACTGAGCACCAAAGCACGCAAAGAACTGCCAGCTAAGTCATTTGCCGGCCCTGGCCGATCCTATCCCATCGAAGACATCGAGCACGGCCGCAAAGCCATTCAGCTAGGCGCGCGATCGGTGAAGAAAGGCAACCTGGCGCCGGCTACGTATGCCAACATCAAGAGCAAAGTACGCAGTAAATTTCCCAGCATCGGCAAAAAAAGTGGTGTGAAACTGTCCAGCCTTACCTGAAACACATCTAAAGCAACGCCAGGAGAGAAAAACATGGAATTTAAGACGCAATGCACGGAAGACAATCAAGACGCCACCGGGCTGCATCACATCACGCTGCGCGACGTAGTAAGCGGCCACACCGTAACGTTCAGCAGCCAGACAAAATGTGAGAAGGGCGAAGAATACGCGGTGACGGTTACTGGCAAAGGCTTGGATGAGCCGGCGCCTGAGCCTGAGCCTGCACCTGTACCGGAATCTGCACCGGATAAGTTCGATGCTCAGCCTACACCCTAGAAATGACCGGGTGATAATTCAGCGCGTTGGGGATGTGGAAAAAATTGGCAGCATCCACATCCCTGATGTAGCCAAGCCGCGCGCAATCCGCGGCATTGTTGTGGCTGTTGGGCCTGGCAAATGGCATCCTGGCGAATGGTGGTATTTCCAAAGCCGCAAACGCTGGGAATGGCTAGATGGCTGGTGTGAAGGGCCGTGGGTCAAAGTAGGCCAGCAAGTTTATTTTAACTCGCAGTGGAATGATCTGGCTGGCGATCATCAGCAAGAATCTTTGCCGGCTGGTGCAGCACCGGAATTGCATATTGTTCAGTTCCAAGACATCTTTGGCATCATCCCTGACTAGACTTGCCTACCGATCCGAATAAAAACAAGGCGTTTCTACAGTTGGCAATGGATCGGTGGAAGCAAGCCGATGAAGCAGAAGCTGAACCGCGGGTGGAGTGTCTGGAGGATCTGAAGTTTTCGGTAGGCGATCAGTGGCCAGAACTGATTCGATCGCAGCGTGCGCTGGATGGCCGGCCAATGCTGACGATGGATCAAACACAGCAATCTGTGAAGCTGGTCTGCAACAATCAACGGCAACAGCGGCCGGGGATCATCGTGAATCCGGTTGGGGATGGCGCCGATGTGGAAGGTGCGGAGGTCTGGCAAGGCATTGTTAGGCACATCGAAGTGCAAAGCGATGCTGAACTGGCCTACGATATGTCCTTTGAATCGATGGTGCGCTGCGGCCGCGGCCACTTTCGGCTGCTGGCAGAGTACCGCGACGATGATAGCGGGAAGCAAAACATCTGCATTCGGCCCATTCGCAATACGTTCACGGTTTACATGGATCCTGGGCCTAAAAAGGGTTGGGGCTTCATCGTGGAAGACTTGACCCCCACCGAATATAAGAACCAGTTTCCGAAATCGGATCTTTGCGGATCGCTAGAAACGTTTTATTCCAAAGGCAATGCGCCAGAATCCTGGCTAAGCAAAGAATCTGTGCGCATCGCAGAGTATTTCTATATCGAAGAAACGCCACGCAAAAAAGGCGCGCCAAAAAAGAAAGTGTTTTGGTCCAAGATCAATGCGGTAGAAGTTTTGGATGGTCCCAAGCCGATACCTGGCAAGCGTGTGCCAGTGATTTCGGTACTGGGTGACGATCTGGACGTGGATGGCAAGCGCTATTTAGCCGGCTTGATTCGCAATGCCAAAGGGCCGCAGCGGCAATATAACTACATGGTATCAGCAGCGACTGAAACCATTGCACTCGCGCCAAAATCGCCGTTTGTGGCTGCAGAAGGCCAGATTGAAGGCCACGAAACAGAGTGGAAGAACGCCAATAAAAAGAATTATTCCGTTTTGCAGTACAAGCCCAAGTCACTGGAAGGCACGCCACTGCCAGCACCGCAGCGCGACCAAGCAGAGCCACCCATTCAAGCATTGGCGGCTATGATCACGCAGGCAGGATTAGATCTCAAAGCCAGCATTGGGCTGTATAACCCATCGTTGGGCCAACGCACCGGTGATGAATCCGGCCGCGCCATTACCCGGCTGCAGCAACAGGGTGATGTAGCCACATTCAACTATACCGATAACCTTAGCCGCGCGATGCGGGAATGCGGCCACATTCTCATTGACTGGATTCCGGTTTACTACGATACGCCAGACATCCAGCGTATCATCCATCCAGACAAGACCATTACCCATGTAGTAACGTATAACGGGGAAGATCAAAAGGAAGATGCCGAAGCACTGGCGGAAGAACAGCAAATCAGCAAGATCCACGATCTTAGCCAGGGTACCTACGATATTACGATTGAAGTTGGGCCGAGTTATCAGACCAAGCGCCAGGAAGCAGTCGCAGTGCAAATGGATCTGATTAAGTCGGATCCTAGCGTGCTGCCGCTAATTGGTGACATTGTAGTCAGCAACATGGACATCCCCGGCGCCAAGGAAATTAGTAAGCGCTTGCACGCCATGCTGCCACAGCAAGTGTTGGCTGCTGATGATCCACAAAAGCAAGGGCAGCAACTGCAGCAGCAAGTAACGCAGCTAGGCACACAACTGCAGCAAGCCACAGGGCTTTTGAACCAAGCGCACCAGATTATCCAGACCAAGCAAGTGGAACAGCAAGGCAAGAAAGACATTGCGCAGATGCAGGAAATATCGAAGCTGGCTGTCACCAAGATGCAGGAAGTAACCAAGATTGCGGTGGCACAAATCAATGCTTCGAAGGCCACGCAAGAAGGCATTGCTGACCGGGAACTGCAACAGTACGGAATGCTGCACGATGCTGCGCACGATATAGCCTTGGACCAAATCCAGAAGGATCACGAAAAGGATATGGCTGCAGTGGCGCAGCAAAACGCGCAGCAAAACCAGCAAGCTGATCAAGCGCACGAAGTAGGCATGGCAGCTACAAACGCGGCACAGCAGGCAGAGCAGCCAGAGCCAGCCGCGGCAGGGCAATAGTCTTTGTACCGGCGCAACTAATCACCGGGCAAAAATACAGGAGAAACAATGCCTGAGCCGGAAGCAGTAGCACCACAACCAGCAGCCGAAGTGTCCATTGATTCACCCGAAGTGCCTTTTGCAGATTATGTGAAGGCACGTAGGGAAGGGAAAACCACTACCACAGCGATTCCGGCTGAGGGCGCCAAAGAACCGGCAGCCCAGGAACAGGAAGAACACACCGAAGCGACTGAGCAGCCAGCAGACGCAAAACCAGCGACCGAATCGGAAACGGACGCATCCAGCGGGAAAAGCAAAAGCAAGGGTGGCGGATTTCAGCGCAAGATTGACAAGCTGACTGCTCGCACCCGGCAACTTGAAAGCGAATTGGAGCAGGCACGCCGCGGCAGCACAGCGCAGCAGCCGGCCCAGCAACAAACGCAAGCTGAACCAGCCAAAGATGCCCAGCCAACTCGTGAGCAATTCGGAAACAACGAAGCGGCGTACATCGATGCGATGGTGGGCTGGCGTGTGCGCCAAGAGTTAGCCCAAGCAGAGCAGAAGCGAATCGAAACCGAACGCCAGGAATCTGCCAGACAAGTGGTAGAAGCCCACAAGCAGCGCGTTTCAGAAGCTAGGGAACGCCACGAAGATTTTGACGATGCTTTGCAGGATTCAGGAGTAATTGTCCAGCCAGCTACCGCGGTTTATATCCAGCGGCTGGAAAATGGGCCAGAAGTGATGTACCACCTGGCCACCAATCCTGACATTGCCGAAGAAATCCAAGGGCTTGAAGAAATTGACCAGATTGGGGCGCTAGGCCACTTGTCACGCTTGCTCAGCAAAGGATCAGAAGCAAAACCCCGCAAGGATAAACCGGAATCGCGCGCACCGGAACCGATCAGCCCGGTTGCAGCGAATACAAAATCGTCACCGAAGACTTTGGACGAATTGTCTTTTATGGATTACATGAAGGCACGCCGTGCAGGCCGATCGCGCTGACAGAGAGGATCTAGGGTAATTATCTGAGCAACACGCTTCTAACCATTGGCATGATCACCAAAGAAACTTTGATGGTCCTGTTTAATGAAACGGTTTTTACCAAGCACGTCAACCGTGAGTATAGCGATGAATTTGGCGAAGCTGGCGCCAAGATTGGCACGGTGCTAAACCTTCGCAAGCCTGTACGATTTGTGCCGGCTGCAGGGCAAGGCATCATCTACCAGGATCTCACGGAAACCAGCGTGCCGCTGACACTTACCACGCAGTATCAGCGCGCTTTCCAAGTCACCACCGCGGATCTCAAGCTGAGCATCGATGAATTCAGTAAGCGATTCATCCGCCCAGCCATGTACAGCATGGGCAACCAGATTGACGTAGATGGTTTAGCACAGTATGTCAACGTGTTCAATGAAGTGGGTACGCCTGGAACGGTACCCAATTCCGCGCTGACGTATTTACAAGCTGGCCAGAAACTGTCCGATCAGGCAGTGCCTACAGCCGATCGCAAAATGGTTATCGGAACCAAGCAAAACGCCACCATCGTGAATGCTTTGGCTGGTTTGTTCAATCCGCAACGCAAGATTGGCGATCAGTACGATAAAGGCATGATGAGCGAAGACACGCTGGGTTTTGACTGGTATATGGACCAGAACACCCAGCCACAAGTGGTGGGACCACAGGGGGGAACACCAACAGTCAGTGCTGCCAACCAGACAGGATCCAGCATCACTACGCAAGGCTGGACAGCCGCGGCAGCTTTGCGGCTGAATTTGGGCGACATCGTAACGTTTGCCGGCTGCTTTGCAGTCAATCCGCAGTCGCGCACATCTACCGGCGATCTTGCACAATGGGTGCTGATTGCCAATGCTTCGTCAGATGGTGGCGGCTTAGCTACATTGCAGATTGCCGGCCCAGATGGCAACGGCATCATCACCAGCGGCCCATTCCAGAACGCTTCGGCTTCGCCTACCAACGGCGGCGCGGTAACGGTTCAAGGCGTTGGCGGCACCAACACTACCCGCGGTCTGGGCTTCCATCCTGACGCATTCACTTTCGCTAACGTTCCCCTTCCTTTGCCGGAAGGTGTGGACATGCGTGAACGTATGGGCGTGCCGGAAATCGGGCTATCCTGCCGAATTATCCGCGCGTATGACATTAACACTGACCGTTTGCCACTTCGCTGCGATGTGCTAGGCGGCTGGGCAACGATTTACCCACAGCTTGCTGTGCGGATCTGCAGCTAAGGGAGAAAATAGATGGCTATCGTAAACACAACTCTAACCGCTGCAGTCACTGCACTCCAACCCAGCGTCACGGTTGCATCTGTAACCAACATCAGCAATCCAAACTTCCAAACTTCAGTGGGCATCACCTACCTGCTGATTGATCAGGAATTTATGCTGGTCACTTCGGTAAACCCCACCACTTTGGTGGCGCAAGTCGCGCGTGGGCAGTTCGGTACGCCAGCCGCGGCACACGTCAACGGAGCGTTGGTGCAGTCCGGCTTGCCAGGGGATTTCGGAACCATTTCCGAATACATTGGCAAGTCACTCACCAGCCAGCAGATTGAAGCAGGGCTTAGCTGGCCTGCAACGTTTCTAACTGGTTCAGCAGACGCTATCAATCCCAACGTGGCCGCATTCTATGAAATCAAAACCGCGGGTGTGGATGCCATGACATTGGTGGCGCCACCGGCTGCGGCGGAAGGCAACATCATCATGATTGTTTCCGACACCACGAATGCGCACACTCTGACGGCAACTGCTTTGCTTGCCAACGGAACCGCACTCAAAACCACTGCAACCTTCCCAGCATTTCGCGGCGCCAGCTTGATTCTTCGCGCATCGAATGGAGTATGGCAAGTACTCAGCAGCGGCGCGGTGGCCGGCACAGTTACCTTCGCATAAACAATTCAACTGATGAAGGGCGGCCAGGATCGGCGCCCTTCTCACCCAAATTTTATAGGAGAGATCATGCCTTCACCTTTAGGGCTTGTAGGGCGCGGATCGTTTGATGATCGCGTGGCAAATGCGCTGCAGTACCAGATGTCACTCAATACCACCCCGGTATCGCTCACCAATCCAACGACAGCAACCGATTTGATGACGTTTCTGTTTCCTACAGGGCCAAGCAACCTGGGCAACATTCTGAATGTACTTGGCGCCGGCTTTGAGCTTTTCTGCCAAGGGACATACAACCTGGGACTAGCCAGCACGCTGGTTTTCACCATCAAACTAGGTGGCGTAACCATTGCGACGTTCACAACAGCATCGCAAGCCACTACGGGTGTGACACTGGCATGGCAACTCACTTTCAGCGCGTTTACAGCATCGGTAGGCAGTGCAGGCACTGTAGAAGCGCACGGAGTGTTGACGTTCAGTTCCGGCGCAACGCTGGCGGCAGCGGCTTCCAGCTTTATGGATTCCAACACTGCGCCTTCGGCAGCCATTGATTTGACCAGAGCACAAACGCTTGAAATCCTGGCCAACCTAGGCAGCGGCAATGCCGGCAGCAGCATTGCGCAGCGTGTTTTACAAATACAACTCTATCAATAGGAGGAAATTGAATGCCGTTACCAAGCAACCAACTACAGCCGCAAACCGAAGCAGACATCAAGCGCGTTACGGCCGGACCTAATGTCTGGAAGCCAGGTGAAGGTACTTTGCCTGGGCGCTATGTCTACTCACCACCCACTGACACGGAATATCCGCGGGTGATGTATCGAAAACGTACCGCGGAGGAAGTAGAAATTGAGAAGGCGAATCTATCGCAGGAACGCTGGCTGGATAAGGACGAAGATCTCACCCAGCTAACCGGCGCCAACCAAATCAAGAAAGTGCAAAACTGGCAAGCGTATGTTACCCGGCCGGTTGAACAAATCGTGCATAGCGCCAAAGAACAAAAAGCGCTAGGCAGCGACTGGACAGCCAGCCTGAAGGAAGCCAGAGAGGCAAAATGACCGGCTTGCAACTGATTTCCAGCGCATTGCGATTAACAGGCTGCATTTCGCCTGGTGATTCGATTCCCAATGATGAAGCAACCGATGCGCTGGAAATTGCCAATGAAATGATTGATTCTTTTACCGCAGAACGGCTAATGATCTTCAGCATTCTGCGCAGCACGTTCACGCTGGTGGTCAATCAGCAGGTGTATACGCTGGGTACAGGTGGCGATGTCAACATGCCGCGGCCACCACGCATTGAACAGGTCAGCATCATCCAGCAGCCACTGGCCACCCAGCCGCTAGAACTGCCAATGGCCATCTTGAATTACGAACAGTGGCAGCAAATCCCCGTCAAAAACACGCCTACCAACCTGCCGCAAGCAGTCTATCCTGATTATGCTTTTCCGCTGATCAATCTAAATTTCTGGGGTGTGCCAACAGCGCCACAGCAGATCGCGCTGTATACCTGGACCATTCTGACGCAGTTTCCAGATCTCATTACCGAGATCCGGTACCCACAAGGCTATCCAGAAATGCTGCGGTATAACTTGGGCATTCGCCTGGCGCCAGAATGGATTGGCCAGCCAGCCAATCCTTGGGTGATTCAGTACGCTGCAGAATGCAAAGCACGCATCAAGAGCATGAACATTGTGCCGATGTATCTGACTTGCGATCCGGCCTTGGTCAATCCTAAAGGTGGCCAATACAACTGGATCAGTGATGCGCCGGCTGGGATTCCTTCGTAAACTATGGCTCAAATCAATTTCTGCGGCCCATCGTACCGATCGCAATCACCGAATGCTGATGATGAACGCTGCGCCAATCTGTATGTTGAAACGCTGGAAGCCAATGGCAAAAGCCAGTACGCGCTGTATCCCACTGCAGGGCTGAAACTTGTCACCACCATTCCAGGCAACCTTCCAATTGATGCAATGGTGTTGCAGGAAGGCACTTTTAATGGCGGCATTGGCATTGCGCGGCCAGTAGAAGGGGTGTGTGGAACGTTCTTTTTTTCGTTGCAATATCAGGGTGGTGGAGCATTCACCGCGATTACGGAAAACAGCTTTACCCGCGCGGCTTTTTTAGGCAGCCGCTTCGTGTATATGGCTGCTGGCGCAGGCGCTTCCATCATGACCGTAGATGGAAACGTGTTTTACTATACTGGCGCTCCCCATGCCGTGGCAGCAGCCAATTTCAATAACTTGCCTGTTTCACAGGTGGGCTACTGTGATGGGTTTTACCTGGCACTGAATCAGAACAGCAACCAGTGGTATGCATCGGCACCGCTGGATCCAGCCACCTGGCCAGGCGCATCCACTGCCAAGGTATCAGTATTTCCTGATAATGTTATTGCAATGGTGGTAAACCAGCGGCAAGTATGGATGCTGGGCAACAGTGCTTCCCAGGTGTATTACAACTCTGGGAATTTCCCGTTTCCGTTTGACATTGTGCAAGGCGGCTATATCGAAGCTGGCTGCGCCGCGGCAGGATCTGCTGTAAAGCTGGATAACTCCATTTTCTGGATTGGCAACGATCAGCGCGGCAATGCTTTGGTGTGGCGCGCGAATGGTTACACACCGCAGCGCGTGAGCAATCATGCCGTGGAATTTGCCATGCAGAGTTATCCGCAAGTGACGGACGCCAAAGCGTATGCATTCCAAGATCAGGGGCACAGTTTTTATCAGATCTATTTCCCATCGGCCAACAGCGGCCGCGGCGCTACCTGGGTTTACGATGTGGCTACCGGGATGTGGCATGAGCGGTTTTATTTGGATCCTGTTACGGGCATGGAATTTGCGCATCGCAGCCAGAACCACGCATTTTTCAATTCCATTGCGCCCAGCGTGAATTTTGATGGCATGGCATACCACTTGGTAGGTGACTGGCAGAATACCGGCCACATTTATCAGATGAATATTCCCACATTTAACGGCAGCAGTTGGGATTTTGCTGATGATTTCGGCAATCCCATTGAGCGGATCCGCCGAACGCCTTATGTAAACATTGAAAAGGAATGGATGCTGCACCACCAGTTTGAACTGGACATGGAAACAGGGCTAGGGCCAATTCCGCCACTGCATGGCGCCTTCGATGCGCCTAGCGTAGCTATTCTGCCGGATTTCACCACGCCCACCGATGCCTGGCGCGTGCAGATTACCGATGGTGGAGCTATCGTCAGCGCTTTCTTGGGTGCCAGCGCATCGGAAACCATTATTTTGAATCATAAAGGCATTTCGTATCAGCTCACGGTGAATGCCGGCCCAGTGCATCCTGTGCCAGTAACATTTTCTCCGGTTTATCCGGTAATTTTTCCAATGGCAACATCAGGAACGTTATTGCAAAGCGGCCTGGAAGTTACGGGCTGAGAATAGGCAAGGCGCCGTCTTCATCGGAGTTCAAGCAGTACCACCACAACCAGCCGCGGTAGATCCGCAAGTTACGCTGCGCTGGTCCAACGATAGCGGCCACACATGGAGTAATCGTGTGTTCACCGGCGCTGGCCAGGCTGGTAAATATGGCGCGCGCGTAGTGTTTCGCAGGCTGGGGCGAGCACGCCAGCGGCTGTATGAAGTGCGAGTAAGCGATCCAATCGCCTGGCGGTTTGTGTCTGCATACCTAAAAGCCAGCCCTGCGTATCAGCCTGAAGAACGGCTGGCACGCAAGCTGGCCAAGAGTGCATAAATGTCCGCCAACGCACCACCGATTTTTCAACTGCTGCCGGACAAAAGCGAAGCGATTACTGGCAAGCGGTTTACCTGGCCTTGGCTGCAGTGGTTTCTGGCAGTGCAGCAGAAATTGACTGCGCCGGTGCCAGTGGCGCCGGCTGGCTTTACGTCATCGTTTCCAGGCACGCCAGGGCAAGTGTTTCGAGATCCTGCCGGAACGTTTTTTTATGTTTGCGTGGCAACCAATACATGGGCACGTACTGCGCTGAGCGCGTTCTGACAATTCGGGCGGCAACGGTTAACGATATCCCGCGGATTCTGGAAATGGGCCATCGGTTCAATGAATCGAGCGAATATCGCACCATTCTGCGAGTGGCTGATGGGCCGATGGAAGTGCTGGCACGCAAGTTGATTCCGGCTGGCTGGCTGTTGCTCAGTGAAATTGATGGTGAAACGGTGGGAATGATCGGCTTTTATGTCTATCCTCACTTTCTGACCGGGGAAATGATTGGTGGGGAAATCTTTTGGTGGATGGAACCAGAACACCGCGGCGCCGGCAAGGCATTGCTGAAGGCGGCTGAAGACATTGCCCGGCGCTGCGGCGCCAAGCAAATGCAGATGATTGCGCCCAACGAACGGGTAGGAAGACTGTACCAGCGGCTAAAGTATGGATACGTCGAAAGCACCTATCAAAAAGCAATCTAAGCTGTTGCAGTTTGATGACTTTGCGCCAGATGCGTTTGACGTGCGGCGCGCCGTCATTGATGGACCATTTGGCACCGTTACAGGCCCAGACGGTGCGAGCTATACCGGCATTTCGCAGTATTCCGTACCGCATTGGATCCCTTTGCTGGAAGCCACCATTGGTGCCGACATCACGCCGCGGCTAAGCGGCTTCCGGCTAAACCTGGCTGGTGAACTGCCACATAGCTGGGTGCATAGTGATGGCATTTGTGCAGCCTATGCCAGCGTGCTGTATCTGAATCTGCCGTCCCAATACAGTGGTGGCACAGCGTTTTGGCGGCATATCGGCTTGAATATAGACCACTTACCATCGAAGGAAACGCTGCAGGCGCAAGGCATTCATGCTGATTGGTTCTATGAAATGATGACGCGGGAATGGAAGGATCTGACCTACTGGCGCCAGGTAGGCTTTGTGCCCATGCAATTCAACCGTTTCATTACCTATCCCACCAACCTGTTTCATAGCCGGTATCCGTTTGAAGGCTTTGGCACTGGCCCTGCCGATGGGCGCCTGATATGGGTCTGCTTTTACGATCGGAAGGGTGAAGCATGAGTGTAGCAACCAGCACAGCGATCGGTTTAGGCATTGCCGGCGCCGGCATTGCAGGTGGCGTAGCCAGTTCTGCGATTGGTGCGCACGCAGCCGGCCAGGCAGCTTCCACACAAGCTGGCGCTGCCAACTATGCTGCCAACCTGCAAGCCACCGAAGCCCAGAACGCCTTAAACTTTCAGGAACAGCAATACCAGACTGGCCAGCAGAACCTGGCGCCCTGGCTGCAAAGCGGTGCTGGGGCATTAGGTGCGCTGGATTATGGCTTGGGCATCACGCCGCAAGGCCCACCGGGTGCAGTAGCTTCGCCCTATTCCGGTGCGCCAGCCAGCACCACAGTTCCCGCCAGCGGCCGGCCAGCAGCGCCAGGCATTACAGCGGCGCCGGGGCTGGTCGGTGCTCCTGCGCGGCCAACATCTACGATTGCGGCCACCCGCGGTGGCGCGCCGGCACCCACTTCAGGGCTTGGCGTGGGAGGTACCTTAAACCCAGTCAGAGGTACCGCGGCGCAGCCGATCTCTGGCCAGCCAGCCAGCACAACCGCGCAAGCACCAGGCGCCGCGGGTGGCGTAGGCTATGGCTCATTGTTGCAGCCCTGGACCGGGCAATTCACAGCACCCACCGCAGCCCAAGCTGCGGCCACGCCTGGGTATCAATTCCAACTGCAACAAGGGGAAGCAGCGCTGCAGAACAGTGCCGCGGCGCGCGGTGGCTTGCTGTCTGGCAACACCGCTGAAGCGCTAGAAAATTATGGTCAAAGGCTGGCAGCATCGAACTACCAGCAAACCTATAATAATGCGCTAACGAACTACCAAACAGCCTACAACCAGTTTCAGAACAACCAGACGAACCAATTCAACCGGCTGGCTTCCCTGGCTGGCACAGGGCAAACTGCGGCTGGCCAACTAAATGCTGCAGGGCAGCAGGCCGCGGCCAACATTGGCAACATTTCGCAGACAGCCGGGCAGCAGATCGGCCAAAGTGCGCAGCAAGCCGGCGCCGCAACAGCCAGCGGGTATGTAGGCCAGGCCAATGCAATCAATTCAGGGATTGGCGCGGGTGTAGGCAGCGTGCAGCAAGGGCTTTTGCTTAGCCAATTGGCGCCACAACAGCAGCAAAACAACCCTTACAATATTCCGCCGTATGACCCAACTGGTGGCACGTATTATGGATAGGAGCTAAGCATGGGCATTCCACTTGCGGCACTAGCCATCAATCCCCCAACACCACAAGCCAATCTGCTGGATCAATACTCCAAGGTGGCGCAACTGAAGCAGATGCAGCAAGAAGCGCCACTGCGCCAGCAAGCGCTACAGCAGAATGTGCAATCTGGCCAGCAGGAAATCGCTGCGCGCCAAGATGCGTTGGCTACCCAGCAGGCCACGCGCGCCGCTTACAGGGCTGCAGTGAAGCCCAATGCGCAGGGTCAACCGGAAATCGATACTGACGAATTGACCAAGAATCTTGCATCTTCAGGGCATGGTGATGCTATCCCTGGGATTCTGGATAACGTCACCAAATTTCAGAAATCCAAGGCGGATTTGCAGGAATCGCAACAAAAGATTGATACGTACAACAAAGATACCCTGGGATATGCTGCCAAGGCGATCCAAAACGCCAAGTATGACCCGAACGTTTCCCATACTTTGCTGGATACGCTGCCGAACAGCCCACAGATCAATGCACTGCGGCAGCAAATTGATACCAACCCAGCAGCCTTCAAGCAGATTGTAGACAACGCCGTTTCACAGTCACCTGGCCAGCAGAAAGCTGCTGAAGAAGAAAGAGTGGCGACGATTCGCGCGCAAGGCAAGCCGCCTGAAGGTGAATTGCCGCTGCCGAATGTTGCCCAAATGAATGCTGGGCTAACCTCACGGTATCAAGTGCTGAATCCGAATAAGCCGCTGCCACCACAGTTCACGCTGCCAGCCAATGCCACGCAAAAGGATTACGATCGCATTGATAAACTGATGCAATCCACAGAAAATGCGACTGCCACCAAGGCGCAGCGCGACCAAGCGAATGCGGCCGGCTTGCAACTGACCAAGGCTGCGCTGGATCAGCAGGCTGAAAATTACTGGAATACCGGAAAACTGCCACCTGCAGGCCGCGGCGCAGCCGGCATCATTCAAAACAGACAGATCATGAACCGCGCCGCAGAACTGCACGCGGGTGAATCACTGGCTGCTGGCAGCGGAGAATACAAAGCCAATGTGGCATCGTTGACTGGCATCCAAAAGAATCTGGATGCGGTTACTGCGTTTGAAAACACTGCCAACAAAAATCTGGACCTGTTCACCAATCTGGCGCAGAAAGCCATTGATACCGGCATTCCTTTGCTGAATCGGCCACTGCGCGCAGGGGCGGCAGAACTAGGTAGCCAGGATCAGGCCGCATTGAATGCTGCGCGGCAGGTGGCCGTCAATGAAATTGCCAAAGTTACTTCTAGCCCAGGTCTGACCGGCCAGCTTTCGGACAGCGCGCGGCATGAAATTGAAGCCTTTAACCCAGCCAGCGCCACCTATGGCCAGACATTGGCTGTGGCTAAAGTGCTCAAACAGGATATGGCCAATCGCCATCAGTCTTATGCGGATCAAATTGCGCAGATCAAGAACCGCATTGGCGACACGAAAGCCACTGCTGAGACTTCGGGCGGTGCTGCTGCAGCGCCGGCGCCTGCAACGGGCACAAACCATCCATTCTTTGCCAAATATGGTGGCACTGCCTTACCTAAAACGCCATGAGCACTAAACCGATGGTGCTTTTACTTGCTCCTGATGGCACGCCTGGCCAAGTGCCTTTTGATCAGTTGCACGATGCATTGAGCAATGGTGCGAAGGTTGCGCGCAAGGTTCAGGCACCTAATAATCCAGATGGTACGCCTGGTGATGTTGGCTACGTTCCAGTCGAACAATTCAACGATGTAATCAAGGCTGGCGCCAAGCCCATCCCCTTCGATGAAGGCCCAAAAGAAACCACCATGTTGCAGCGTGGATGGAAAGGGCTGACTACACCACTTCCCAGAACGCCAGGAAGTGATGAAGAAGCGGTGCGGGAAGGATCTGGGCCGGCTTTGACAGGGCTGTCTACGGTGGGCATGGCTGGCGTGCCTATTGAGGCCATTGCAGCGCGAAGCCTGGCACCCTTTGCGCCAGTCGTTAAAGGCATGGTAGGTGCCGCGGCTGGGCGCTGGCTTGGATCTCAAGCCGGCAGTGCGGTTGGGCAGGGTGAACTAGGCGGCACATTAGGCGGCCTGGCTGGTGGAATGTATGGCGCTGCTGGCGGCAAAATCCCTACGAATGCCGCCGAACTAGAAGGCGTTCTGCAGTCACCCGAAGCCAAGCAAGAAGCTGCCGAAGTTGCAGCTACAAAAGATCAACTGGCAAAAGAAGCGCTGCAGCGGCGTGTTGCTGCGTCAAACGCCAGGGCCAATGCAGTGCAGCCGCTGGCGCCTGTGCAGGGTCCACCGTCACCCACACCAGAGCAACTGGCGCAAGGCCAAGGCGTCAAATTGACGGATCTGGCCGGCGAACGGCCCAGCGGCGTAACGGTAGTACCAACACCGCGGCCACTATTCCAAGGCGAAAACCCCAATTACATGCCCAGTGTTCCACGTGGAACATTGCAGGATCTGGCATTGGCCGGCAAGCCAGGCGCAGCCAAGCAGATCCAGCAGCTAGGTGGGCAGATCCTGTTTGCGCCACCAGGCGAAGGCATTTCCAATGTGCGCAGCAGCGTGAAACTAAGCGACATAGCCGGGCCGGGGATGAAATTGGGCGAAGGCGAAGATCTAGGCCCAGGGCTAGGTACAGAACACACCATCAATGTGGGTGGCAATCGGGTAGGCAGCGTGACGGTGGAACCAAAGGGCGAAGGCACGCTGCACGTTCACTGGCTGGGTGGCGATCTGGCCGAAAATGGCGTTACCCGCAGCCAGGTAGTTAATTCGCTCAAGCAGGAATACCCAGGCACCGAACGGTTCACCTACGATCGGCGCCGGCTGGCCAAAGGTGCTGAAGCCGCCACTACCGAACCGCGGGAAATGACTTTGGCCAGGGGGAGTCTTTGACCCAATGGATTATTTGGGTTCTAAGTATCCGGCTGTATCAGGATCCAAAGTAAGCGGCATGAAGGTAAGGGATTCAGTACCGAATACCAGTTCTATCGGCGCCAGCTTGGATGATCACGAGACTTTGCCTGGCATCAGGGAATTTCCAATGAGCGAATTGCCGGCACCACCAGAGATAAACGCCAGAACCAAGAATCTGGCGGCGCAGATCAAGCAATCGGGCGAGATCAATCCTTTGATTGTGGCCATAGACAAGGATGGCCCTTACATCTTGGAAGGCGCGCACCGATTTGATGCCCTGAAGATCAATGGCGCGAAATCATTTCCGGCAATGGTGGTGCATGACCTGGGAAACCCTTACAAGGTGCCTCAGTGAGCAGCGCGATAGCGTTCGCGCCAATCGGCCGCGTATTGCTCAAACTTTTCAGGCGTTTCAATCATAACGCGCTGGTAATTGGCCACAAATTCCTGCCATAGCCTGGCGCGGATTTCGGCATCACGCTGCATTTGCTGTGGTGTAAGTCTCATTGTGTGTTTCTCCTGCAGACAGTTTTGCAGGAGCATTGGAACGCAACAATAGTACAGAGGTACCACCATGCCGGTAGTCAATCTTGCGCCCTTTGTTCGCCAGCAATTCTTTAGCGCCATTGGTGCGCCGCTGAATGGTGGGCAAGTCTTCACATTCCAGGCCGGCACATCCACACCGCTGGTCACATACACAGACGCAACTGGCGCTACACCCAACTCCAACCCGGTCATTCTGGATGCCAGTGGCGTGGCATCGATTTGGCTGATCCAGAATACTGCCTACGATTTCGTCATTGAAGACTCTGGTGGCGGCACCATTGAAACCATTGACGATGTGGTGGCACCGTTTACAGGCAATCCGCCCTTCACACCACAAGCCCAGGCATTCACCTTGGGCGGCACGTTTACAGTACCCAGCACCGTAACAGGCGCGAAGATCACAGCCTTGGGTGGTGGTGGTGCAGGTGGCGGCAGTTCAGCGACAAACAATGGCTCAGGTGGTGGCAGCGGCGCGGTAGCCATTCTGTGGGCTACTGGGCTGAATCCAGGGGACACCTATACCGTCAGCATCGGCCCTGGCGGCAATGGCGTGAGTGCCGGCACTGGCAATCCTGGCAACGCCACCACTGTGGTGGGGACAGGCGTAAACATCAGCGCGCCAGGCGGCAATGGCGGTTTTTCGGTGGCCGCAACGTCAGCCGGCGCAGCGCAAACCGCAGCAGCAACAGGTGGCACGGTCAATGGTGCTGGTGGTGGATCGGGTCTGGCCACCGCTGGCGTGGGTGGTGGCGGCACCAGTTCACTGTATGGCGGTGGTGGTGGTGGCGCCGGCGCTGGCGGCTTTGCTGGCAACACAGCTACAGGCTTTGGCTCAGGTGGTGGTGGCGCATCATCCGGCGCAAACCGTGCTGGCGGCAATGGTAGCGGTGGCCTAGTCATTTTCGAGTTTATTGCTTAAAAAGGGGCGCAAAATGATTCGATTTCGACAGTTTTTAGCAGTTTTGTTCGTTTTGCTGGTGGCCACCAATTCGCTGGCCATGCCGGTATACAACGCCACCACACCCGCGCCAGTTGCGGTTACTGGCCAGCCCATCAATGTTTGGACCAACGAAACACCTACGCCTGGCAATGGAACCACCGCAGCCAGCCAGCAATTGGCACTGAGCAATACTGGCCAGAAGTCTGGCACACCCTTCAGCGTAGACATCAAATTCAGTGGTGCGCCAGGAGTTAGCGAAGTGGATGTGCAGGTTGCAGCGCAGGATAGCGACACGAATTACCAGACGTGTTCCAACTGCAACATCACCACATTTGACGCCACAAACAACACCGCGCACCTAGATGCGGTGCTGGTCAATGCCAAGTTTGTGCGGTTGCTGATGCGGTCGCGCACTAATTCTGTTTCTGTGACTGCCATTGTGACGGGGGGATGATGAAGAAACTATTGACGATAGCTTTCCTCTTACTATCGGCTGCCGGCTTACAGGCCCAGACGCCTGCAGGCGGCTACAGCAGCCCAGCCACTGGCAGCGGTGGTGGTGGCGGATCTCTTACGCTTCAGACCAATGGCACGCCGAATGGGTCGCAAACGCTGCTGAATTTTGCCGGCACTACCAATCTTTCTATCGTAGACAATGGCGCTGGCACCGTAACATTCTCCGTGATCGGGCTTTCCCCTGCGCCCCTTACATTGACCCCTGTTGCTAACACGTTTGTGACCGGCTACACGCAATCTACTGGCGTATGGACCACCGGCCAGGTCATCGGCAACAGCGTTAATGGTGCGCTGAGTGCGCCAGCTTACACGCTCAGCGGCACCATCATTTCAGGTGGCACAGGCACCAACACTGTCCCACTGTGGTACTACAACTGTACCGGCGCCACAGCACCAACTGCTTGGAACACTAACGGCACGCTGATTGGTGGAAATGGCTGCACCGGCTTTACCGGGAATTACATTGATTTCCGCGCGGTCAATGGCGGCGCCACAGTCTTTAACGTTAGCGCAACAGGTGGCGTAACTTCGGCTGGATCCATTGAAGCTGCAGGCGGCAGCGCCATTGGCATGAATGCGCGAACGCAGTTTCGTTCTGCGGTAGATGGCCGCGTTGCAGCCAATACCAATGCGAATGGCTCAAACGGAATCACCCGCTTTACGTTCGGCACAGAGGCGGTGCTTAATCCAGCGTTTTGTTTCGATGGCGCGACCGCAACCATAGCCGCGTGTGATGGTGGCGGCACCAACGCAAACGGTATTTTTTCTTCTGGGCAATACACTACAGCAACCAATTGCCTGCAGTCTGTATCGCCAGCAGCTTGCGGCGCAAACGTGGCTGGCAGAGTAGCGCTGGCTGCAGCCGGCACTACGCTAGTGGTGAATACCACCAAAGTTACAGCCAACAGCGAAGTTATTCTGCAGCGGGATGACTCGCTGGGAACAGCATTAGCCATTACGTGTAACACCCAATCCACGCTTGTGCTTGGAACGCCGCGGGTAACTGCGCGCACGGCAGGAACCAGCTTTACAATCACCGTTGACGCTGCACCCACTACAAACGCGCTGTGCATTTCCTATTGGATAATGAATTGATTCGACGCCTGGTGTTGTGCGCCCTACCTTGGTTCGGCATCACCCTTGCCAGCATTGTGGCTGCGCTGTTTCTATTCGGCATCACCAGCCATGTTGGAAGATTCGCTCACAAGGTGTTGGCGCAAAACAAATGCTGTATTGCGCTGCCGAACAATGGTCTGGCTGCTACATTCTTTGGGATGACGCAAACCCAAACAGGCGGCGTGCAGAATCCCACCATAAACGTTCCAGTAATGCGGCTGTGGGATACGAACGTTGCCGGCACAGTGGCGTGTCCCTGGCCGGGGATTGAGACAAGCGCAGGCGTTTACAACTTCACGAACTGTGACACCTTCACGGATCTGGCTGCAGCGAACAGCGGAAAATGGTCCTGGGTGGCCGGCCGTACACCATCTTTTTACATTCAGACACCAGCAAACTGTAATGGCACCTATCATCCCAATGGCTGCGCGCAGCTAACGAATGACCTGAACACCACGAATACAGCCCTGCCCAATTTCATCACGGCGCTGGTTAACCATTGGGTGAGTCGCTATCCCACCATTCATGGCAATTTTATTGAAGGGCTAAACGAAGCCGATCTCGCTAATGAGTGCGCCAACCAGGCATTCACCACCAACTGCACAATGGCGGATCTGGTGAAGTACAACACCACGATCAAAACAGCGGCACAGACAGCAGATCCGACGATTATTATGATTGGGCCACCGGCCAGCACGTTCAATTCGTCAGGGCCGCATCTATATGGGCCGGCAGCGGGTAATACGCCAGGGCCAGGCAGCGGATATTTGCAGCAAGCTGGCGCTGCGGCGAGCATGGACGCCATTGGCCTGCATCCGTATTCCTTCTGCGGCACGCCAGTGAATTGCCCCACCGTTGCCAGCTTGCAAGCATCCTTTAATGCCGCTGCAAGCCTATTTGCATCATTTGGGCTAAGCGCCAAGCCGGTTTATTACACCGAAGTGAATTGGGGCACCGGCACAGCCAATAGCGGCATGACAGACAACCAGCGCATTGCTTGGGATTTATCGTTTGACATCATGGCATGGAATAGCGGCGCCGCGGGTGTGTGGGATTATCAATGGTCTTGCCCAAGCGGCACGCTGTCTGGCTGTTTTGGCACTCGCAACGGGTCTGGCGTAGGTGTCGCGGTGGCTACTGCGCTGGCCACCATTCAAACGTGGATGATTGGATCTAAGATGTCGCCAGGATCCTGCAACCAGAATGTGGATGGGCATAGTACATGGTCCTGTCCGTTTGTGAATCCCAGCGGGGCTTCAGCAACCTTCGTATTTAATATTACCGGCAACCAAACGATTACGGTTAGTTCGGCTTACACCACGCAGTTCTTTTCAGACGGCACTAACTCAGCTATCGTGGCTAATCAGGTGGTAGCCGGCACCATCCCTTCAATGGTTCAGTAGGAAAGGAAAAACAAAATGAGCAATTCCACGATTCACGTTCCAGTTTCTGCAGTGACGCCGCCACCTATCCAGCCGGCGCCAGTACAGCCGCCTGCTGTACCTGTGGCCATTGTAGACAGCACTAAAAACGGTATCAATGCTGTACTGGCCGGCACCACACTGACCATTACCGATAGTGGTGTAGTGCCGCCACCTGTCTATAAGTTTCCTGTAGGCAGTTCGGCGGTGACGATCGCCGCGGCTACGGTGCGCGGTGCGCCAGGGCCGGGTGGATCCGCTGGGCCAGCCATCGGCCAGGTAGCTGCCAACACCACAGGCGTAGTCAAAACTACACCCATTCCCGCATCCAGCGGCTTTAATTGGCTGCAGTTACAGTTTCCTGCCATCCTGGGCTATGTAGGGGATGACAACCTAAACCCTCTGGAACCCCAATCGTAGAAGGGGCAGCGTTTCCTGGCGCAATGGGCGCCGGCGCTGCAACGGTTGGGGGGCGAAGCAGTTCTGCCAAGGTGTATGAAGTCACCAATCTAAATGATTCCGGCACAGGATCTCTGCGCGCGGCAATCCAAGCATCAGGGCCGCGGTATATTGTTTTTCGCGTTTCTGGGCTGATCACCAACAAAACGCGCCTGCAGCTAGGCAATGCGTTCTGCACCATCTTTGGGCAAAGCGTGCCAATGGGCGGCATTGTTCTAGGTGGCAAGGGTCAAAGCGGCGCAGCACTGTTTATTTCGACGCATGATGTGGTAGTGCGGTATCTAACCTATGATGGTAGCGCACCCACACCCACCGGCCCAGATACCGGCACCGTAGGCTTTGAATTTGCCAGCGGCCTAATCAATAACGTGATTCTGGATCACTGTTCGATGCGCTGGCAGGGCAACAAATCTTTTATTTCTTACGCCAATGGCCAGCCGATTACCAACACCACCGTGCAGAATTGCCTGATGGCTGAGCCAAACGTCAACCACCCAGTTTCATTTATGACCGATGCAAGCTCACTGGCCGAAGATTGCGTGGATCAAGACTTTCATCACAATTTCCACATCAATATCGGCCACCGCATCCCGCTGTACAACACCAAGCGTGGCCGTTGGGTGTCCAATCTAGTCTATAACTGGCAATACTTTGCGCTGTTGGCGCAAGGTGGCGTGGTGATGGACATCATTGGAAATAAATACGTGCGTGGGAATCTGAACAACGGCAACAGCAATCCCCATCCCTATGGCTTCTCACCAGTGCAGTCTACCGATGACACTACGCAAAAGATGCCCGGCCCAGGATCCTTCTATCTGCAGGGCAACTACAGTGACCAATACCAGAAAGATCCAGCCGGCGATCAGACCGTGATGTGTGCCAAGCTGAATGGCGAAGGCACAGCCGAACTAGGCCCACCACCAGCCAGTTGGTATAAGCCTGCACCGCTGCCATTGCAAGAATATCCCATCATTGCGCAAGATCTTTCCGCTGACATTACCTCTTTGGATCGGGTTTTGCTGCCAACGGTGGGCAATTCCCAGCGGATCCAAGGCGATGGCACATGGACCAGCAACCGCGATTCCGTAGATGCGCGACTGGTCGCGCAATACCAGTCAATGGGTTCAGGGCAACTGTTCAATGGTCAATACAGTTCGCCAGCAGTGCCTACCGGCACACCTTGGCCATCGTCACAGCATGATGGTATTGCAGACCAATACAAACAGATCATGGGCCTGGATCCAACGGATTCGCACCTATACAACAAAATAGCCCCTAACGGACTGCCTTGGATTGAGTGTTTCCAAGCAGGAATAACGCATTTTTAAGGGGAAATCCTTTTGACCATTACCGAATTGCTAAAGAATCCTTGGATTGCTGCCACTGTTAGCGGCGTGAGCGTAACTACCATAAAGTTTGTGGCCGATGTGTTCATTTCGTCGCTACCGGCACCCACAGCGCAATCCACAGGGAAATATCGCTACTGGTTTACGGTCGCTAACAAGTTTGCAGCGAATTGGGGTCGCGCAAAAAACACCGCGGTTGAATCCAGCCCGAACTGGATTCCAGCAGTCAATCACCTAAATGCCCAGGTGGGGAATCCAATTTCTATCGTAGAACCACCACCACCCAAGCCCTAACCGGAGGAAAAATGCTTAATTTGCTTGCGCAGGTCTACGCTCACCACTATGGATTCTTTGGCATTGAAGGCATTTTGGGCATTTTAATTGGGCTAGTCATTTTCGTTTGTATCATGGGCATTGTCTGGAAGATCGCATCACTGGTGATGACGAAATTTGGCGCCGACAGCACCACAATTCAAATCGTTTATTGGGTGTTCATGCTGTTTCTGTTCATCGGCTTGCTGCATGTTTTTGGGCTTTATTGAAATTGCAGATAGATTGCAGGCCACTATGTGCCGGGGACGATCTGAACCCTCACCAGAGAGATAGATCGGAGAAAAGCGCACGGTGGATGATTGGCTGGGAACTATCTGCAAGCAGAGTCAAAGGCTGGTAAAAGGCGTAGACCTGCGCCGGCTGATGCTCTGCTAAGCGACTCTGCTTCGCAGGTCAGTTCTATGTGGCCGCAGATCACGCATTCGCGCGCCAGGATCACGGTTTTGCGCGCGGCAGGGATTTCAATCAAGTTGCCTGCGCCGCAGACATTGCATCGGGTGTGGCAATCCATATCCACAGAATATATGTGATTCGGCCAGGAAGAATACAGCATTTTCTTCATTTCTCTGATTATTGACTTGCAGAACGATAATTTGCTGGGCTACTCTGCGTCTTTCTGCTAATCGGCCACAGGCGTACTCACAGCAAAGTAAAGGGTGATAAAGTTGCGACGAATCTTTGGTGCTCTGGCGCTGGTGGTGTTGCTGTGCGGCTGTCCATCGAAAAGCTATCACGATGCCGTTGTGGCTGAGCATACCTTCACTGTTAGTCTGCAATCGTTCCAGCAGGCTGAAGTGGTGGAGTTCCACGCTGGGCGGATCTCTGCCGCAGAGCATCAAAAGTTAGAAAAGACCATCGGCCAGGCTGCGCAAGCGGCGCAAGTGCTAGTCAGTTCCCTGCAAAGCGGCGCCAACAATGCCACCGTACAGCAAAACTTTGCTACTGTAGGTCAGGCTGTGCAAACCCTGTTAAATACGGGCATAATTCCCATCAAGAATCTGCAAAGCCAGGCAGCACTGAGAACCGCGCTACAAGTGGTGCAGGCAGTGCTGGCCAACGTTGCTACGCTACTGAATGGAGCATCCTAATGGCATCTGCGGCAGGCGCTGTAGCGATAATAGGTGATATTGCTGCACTGGAGCCTATTGCATTTGGCTTGGTTCAGGCACTTGTGGCCGGCTTAAAGGGCAAGTCTGATGCAGATCTGCTGGCGGCTGATTCCGCCACCCTGGCGCAGATTGTAGCCACAGCCCATGCCGCGGCCCAGCCACCTACGCCATGAAGATTGGTGACAGCTACTATGGCGAATGGCGCGACCGGCTAAACCTACCCACCACGCCAGAGCAGGATAGGGCTTGCCTGATGCTGGAATATCATGGGCTGAAGTTCCTTGTGGATTTTGGCTATGAAAATGCCGAAACCCTGTGTGAAAATCGCGGCATTGCCATGCCTTCGCTGGGCGTGAATTAGCCGTGAATGGGCTGGAAGCAGTCGCAGACGCGATCCAGCAATTTGAAGGTTGGAAGCCAGGCACACGCAGTTATAAGAACCGCAATCCTGGCAATCTGCGCCTGTCTGACAAGCCAAAGGATGATAAGGGCTACACCATTGAGCCAGATTTCATCACTGGCTATGCGGATCTGCTGGCCGATCTGAAAGCTAAATTCTCAGGGCATAACGATCATGGGCTTACCCAGCAATCTACGCTCTTAGCGCTGATGAATGTTTATGCTCCTGCCAGTGATTCCAACGCACCTGACACTTATGCAGACTTTGTAGCTTCCTGGGTAGCCCACGCGCTAGGCAAGCCGATCACCGCTGAATCCGAACTAGCTGAGATCTGGCAGCCTGTTACCGCAAGCTGACTCACTGCACCACCTGCACGCTTCGCAATTCCCCTATAAACTCAATCAGTGTTTCAAATTCCGCTGGCACTGAACAGCAATCTATTTCCTGCATTGCTTCCATTTTATTACGTGCGCGCGCCCACAGTTCCAGCAGGGTGCAGGTATCCTTCGCTGAAAGCCACATTGCTACCAGAGTGCTCATTGCGCCAATTCCGGCCGGCTTAAATGCGCTGCAGCAGGTTCAATAGGTGTTCGATGCCAGGATTCTTTTTTAGTTCTGCGTGGGCTTCCTTGAGTCTAGCCAGCCGCGTTTCCAGATCTTTGATTTGTATTTCCAGGCGTTCTGTCAGATTCGGCTTGCGCTGTAGGGCGTTCGCCATTCCTGCGATCTGCGGCTGCTCTGTTGGATAAGTCTTGTCTAGCCCATAATCGGTAAAATCCATCAATCCCCCTTCATTGTGCCCTAGTAATTAACTCCACCCGCGATAGCCCTAGATCCTGCAGCAGTTTCTTACCCGGTTGCCTGTCGCCTTTAATAATCATGTAAAGATATGATTTTGATACATTTAGCGCCTGGGCGGCAGCTTCCAGTGTGCCCAATGCATCAATGGCACTTTTAACCAGCGGATCGCAAACCCTTGACATAACAGAATTGTTGCCTATTTCGCCCTAAAAGTCAATCCCTGTACAAATAATTCAACAAAACTGTTGACAAGGGTTTAAGCCTTTGGCATACTTTTACCAGTGAGGGGCAAGCCGATGACGAAGCTAGAAGCACTGAGAATGGTTCGCAGAATTGAGAATTACGCGATGGCCAGCCTGAACGTGATGACTCCGAATCAACGCGCCTATGTGAAGGCTTCCAAAGAAATGATTCGCATTCTTAACTACATCGAATCCGGCCTGGAATTTGAAGTTGGTTTCAATGTCATGTCCGAAGAATACAAGCAGCGCGAAGCCGAAACAGTCGCGCAGGCCAATGCTCTGCTGTCCAAGATTAACCGGGCGGTGACGCTGTGAGGCAGCCAATCGTGAAGCGCACCGAAAACAGCACGCCAGATCGCCGCTTTGACTTTCAGGCTTTCTACGATGTGGAAGGAACGCCAGTAGGTTATGGCGCGACACCCGAAGCGGCGCTGGCATCATTGGCCGAAGTGGAAGCTGAAACGAAATCCGAACCTGGGCTGGCCGGCACGGACCCGAATCTGGCTATCAACGGTGGGGGGAAGTCATGAACGATCCACACGAAGCGCACATGGAATTTCTTGCTGGCTGCTTCGATGATGAAATCTATGGCCCAGCCGATGAGGATGACACAGCAAAGCGGGATTTTGAATGGGCAATCTATAAGCAATGCGAACGTGAGGATTTAACCATTGGCGGCGAGCACCAATCCACACCGAAGCTGGCGCAACCGAAAGGGCCGGCTGAGCAGATCCTAGATGCCGCGGCGCTGCGCAATGCGCGCAGTAGCTGGGCCAACACCAAGCTAATGCTGGAAAAGATGGGGCTAAAACCATGACCCTAGCCGAAGCCAAAAAGCTGAAAGTGGGTGACAAAGTTAAATGGCCTGCCGGCGCAAACAAGTGCCCTGAAGCAATCGGCATCGTGCTGGAAGATCCGTTTACCGATTCGCTTTATGTTATGTGGCCTGATACGCCAGAGCAGCGCACCTACCTACACGATGAACACGCCGTGAAATACTTGGTGAAACCATGAAAAACGAAATCATTGCTCACAATGTTGGATTTAACAGGCCATTTCTGACGCATTCCTGCTGGATTGCCTATCTGTTTGAATGCGCTGCGCAGTGGAACGCGATTCGTGATGGACAGGCGCAAGCGCTGAATGTGCAGCGCCAGGCGATCGCAGCGCAGAAGAACGCCAGGCGCTGTCCAGTGTGCAAGGCGGCAGCACAATGATTGGCAACTATCGCACCGTGAACTGCACAGCGTGCGACCGTGAAGCGCTGACCTGCGAGCTATGCGGCGGATCTCACCGCATTGCCGAACGCATCCCCAACCCTACGCGCATCAAGCTGAGTTTTTGGCTGGTGATGATCATCCTGGCCGCGGTGCTGCTGAAACTGGTGACGAAGCCATGAAATGGTTAACCGCGCAGTGTCCTGAATGTGACAACGAATGGACCGTTACAGAGGAGCAGATCAAGCAGCCGGTGCGCGGCGCCATTGTGACTATTACATGCCCTAAATGCCGGCAGAGTTTTAGGGCCGCAGGGATGAAGGCCAATGGATTCATCTTTGAAAATAGTGATGAGGCACGAACATGAAAACTACCGGCCCATACGCTGAAGCATTCGGCCGGCTGTATTCATCGATTCCCAAAGCTGTATTCGCTGCCGTTGCCTATAGCTACACCAGTTCAGGTGGCGATGACCATGAACATGGCGTGCAGCGATTCATGGAAGAATGGCAGATCCTTTATGATGGCGGAATCGTTACGCAGAAGCCGCCAAAGGTTGCGCCATGAGTTATGACACAAAATGTGAAGAACTAGCCAGACACTTTGGCGTCACAGACGAAACGCTAGTGGCTGACTTGGCGCAGGACATTCAGGACTGCATAGAGCAATGGCTTAGTTACCAGCAGCCACATAACCATACCTGTCAGCAATGCGACAAGGTTGTAATCCGAAACTGCGAATGCAAAGAAGGCAATCACATGATGTGGTGTTCGTCAAATTGCCGGGCGGCGTTTGACCTGTGACGCCTGACAGATTGGTGCAAGAATTTGCTTTGATGGTGGAAGAAATCACCGCTGAAGGGTCGCTACGTGGCCGGCTGCGCGACCAACCTATAACCCGCGCAGAATGGCAGGAAATACGCAGCAGGATCACAACCTTAATTGCAATGAATATGCCGGATTACACAACACAAACGGAGGAAAGCTAGTGAGCACCGATATTGTGGTACGCATCGAAGCAGGGCTAACCGGGCTGCGCGAACGCGCTAACGCCATCGTGGTATCGAACGCGGAGCAATACCAGATCGCCTGCCAGGTTGCGCTGGATGGCCGCGCGTATATCAAAGATGTGGGCTTCAAGCTGGATCCTGGGATTGAATCGGCCAGATCGCACCTAGACTTTCTGAAAAATGAGAAGGCGAAATACGTAGAACCAGCCAAGGAAATCGTGGAAATCGCAGCCCTAAAAGCCGAAAGCTGGAAGGCCGAAGAACGCCGCAAAGCCAAAGCAGAAGAAAACAGGATCAATGAAGAACGCCGGCGCGAAGCGGCGCGCATTGCTGAGGAAGAACGCATTGCCGCAGTCAAGAAAGCCGAAGCCGATCGCAAGGAACGCGAAGCCGAAATCAAGCGCCAGCAAGCTGCTGGCGAACTAAAGAAACGTGAAGCGGATCGGCTGGCTAAGCTGGCTGCAGAACAGGCTGAAGCCGCCAAGAAACAGGCTGCCGCGGCCGCGGTGACAGCAGCAGCAACCGTTCAAGAGGTAAAGGTGGCGCCAGCGGTGCCAAAGGTGGCCGGCATTAAGGCGCGACTAAACTATAAATTCAAAGTCATTGACCCATCGAAGCTGCCACGCAAATTCCTGATGGCGAATGAGGTAGCTATCGGCCAGTTTATCCGCGCTGAGAAGCAGATTGGCTTAGATGTTATCCCTGGCGTGGAAGTCTGGGCAGAGGATGGAATCTGATGAAAGTACCGAAGAAATTCGCTATAGCCAAGCCGCGCCGGCTGCAAAAGAATGAAATCGAGTTACTCAAGCGCACGGTGGCCAAAGGTGTCACCGATGATGAATTTGCGCTGTTCCTGTGGGTAGCCAAGAAACACAAAATTGACCCAATGACGCGGCAACTACATTGCATCAAGCGGTTTACTAACAAGCATCACCAAGATGAAAAGGGCATCTGGGTGGGCGGCTTCACCATGTCTATCCAGATCGGTATCGATGGCTATCGCGCGCTGGCTGGGCGCGACCACGCAGATTTTGGTGGCTGTGATGAGCCAGAATTTGTATTTGGGGAAAGCAAGCGCATCCCTGAAAAGGCCACGATACGCCTATGGAAGAAAGGGCTGGAGCACCCCATCATTGGTGTGGCCTATTGGGATGAATATGCGCCCAAGGATCTGATGAAGCCCGAAGCCTTCATGTGGGCCAAGATGCCGAAACACATGCTGGCGAAGTGTGCAGAAGCCCTGGCGCTGCGCAAAGGCTATCCAGAACTGGCTGACATCTACACCAATGAAGAAATGGCGCAGACGGCCGATGAATACACGCCAGAAGGGCGCCGCTATATCGATGCGCAGCCAGTCACTGGCAGCCATGAAGCAGCGCAGGAAGTAGCCCGGCAAAAGATAGCCGAACACGCCAAGGTGCTGGAAGCACGCAAACTTGAGGAAGCAGCTAAAACTAAGAGCAAAAGGAAACCCCCTGAGAAACCCGCTCCGGTTGCTTCCCAAGAAGAAATCTGGCCCAAGAGTGCAAAACATTCTACGGAAAGAGTAGTTACCAATGGCAAATAGCGCCAAGCCGCTAATCGAACTCATCAAGGATCTGCAGTGGATGATAGACAAGGGCAGAGCCCAAGAGCCAGGAGTACTTTACTGCCCAAAGCTGGAAGCCCAGCGGCGCAAAGCTAACCCAGAAGGCCGGGTGCGAGTGCAATTTTATACGGATAATTTGACTTATTCAGCCTGGAATGAGCAGCGCAATCGGTGGGTGGAACGCTGCCGCGGTAACAGCACAATTGCTTATCAGTTAATGGTAAAAGTGCTGGCGGCTATTTCGGATGAAGCCATTGATGGGCTGATTGAAGCCGGCCATGAATCATAAGGAACTGTCCCTGGAACAGAAAGGGGCATTATGTGAAACGTTTACTGTATGCAGCAGTGATCCTGTCAGCAGTTTGTTTGTTCATGCCGTCGCAATCCAAGGCGCAAGCCTGGGCTTGCAACGAAAAAACAGGCTGTGTCTGGCATCCACCTGCAGGATGCCGTGGGGGTGAATGCGCTCCCCCGGCGCTGAGTCAGGCCAGTAACATAATGGAAGAAGCGTTTGATGCAGCAGACGATACGATGTACTACCTGATGTTTGGATGGTGGGAGGACTCGCCCGACTGGAGCCTTGATTGGGCGTGGTACGGTAACGCAATCGACTATCCAAACGATTATGCTGGCGGCAGCGAAGGAATATATCCAGATTAACAATTAACCGAAGCAAGATCCCAGCCCTTGCTTCACCAGAGGGGAAATACCAATGCTTACGTTTATTATTTGGGTATTCGTTGGAATCATTGCAATGCTATACATCGTGCTAGGCCCAGAAACGAACGAACGTGAAATTAGATAAAACAATTCTGGGCCGCATTCGCTATACCTGCGTTTGCGGCAAATCCATTGTTAGACAGCCTTGGATGCAGGGCTTGTATTGGGCTAGAACACTCATCCGATTCAATGCCAAGCATAAGAATTGTGAGCAGCCAAAAGCATGAAGGCTGATAAAGAAGCCACCGCGGCGCGACGGTTCAAAGATCCGAAATCTTACGTGACGCCAGATGGGCGCGAAATCTTGAAAGGTGAAGATTGGCGCGACCGCGTTTTTGCACTGACACAGCGCAGCCGCGGTCAGTGCGAGTACCAGATTGATTGGTATGAAGCTGCGACGAACACAGTAAGCAAAACCCGCTGCCTGCGTGACGCGGTGGATCCGCACCATCGTACTTTGCGCAGCGTGAAGCGTACAGACACGCTGGAAGGGCTTTTGCACGTGTGCCGGCATCATCACCAAGTTTTGGATAAACAGCAGCGCCAGGCCAAGCGAAGCACTAAAAATCTAATCACAAAGGAAGGTTAACGTATGCCAACGTGTCTAGGAATCGTGCAGAAGTTTTACCCTGAAGTAACTACCGTGAAAGATGCCACAGAAGATGTAGATATTGAAGTAACCAACCGCATTTCGCAATCGGCCGCGGTGAAGAACCACAAAAAGTGTGCCATGTCCGTAGCTTGTGAGAGGCAGCTAGGAGCAGACGGCGCCATTGTTTCGGTGAATGTGGCGTATCTGATCAAAGGCAAAAGCGCGGTGCGCTATCGCGTGCCAGAAAGTGTTAGCCGCGAAGTGGTTTCCTTTGATCGCAATGGCGGCTTTGCTGCGGGAAGCTATGAGCTAAAGGCGCCCTTGAAAGGCCACCGCATCGGTGAGCATTACACACAGTCAAGAAAAAATACTGGCAAGCGGCGCCGATCGAATAAGCATAACCACATCACCGCGGAAATTCGCACCAGCCTGCTGCGCAAGGAATCTTTGGCCTGATGCGCCTAGATCCAACCTATGAGAAGGAAGATAGGGAACGCCTGGGCCAGCAATGCCAAGCGGTGAAGGAACTGATGCTGGATGGCGTGTGGCGCACCCTATGGGAAATCGAATTTGCGCTGCATGGCCGTTATCCGCAATCCAGCCTATCTTCGCGGCTGCGGCAGTTGCGATCCATCGGCTACATTGTGGAACGGCGGCAAAAGGCTGGCGCTGGCCGCGGCTTGTTTGAGTATCGGGTGACGGTAAACACCAGGCAGGCGAAGCAGGGAAGGCTGTTCTAAATGGCTTGGAGTGATGGCATAGCTGGCTGGGAAGATAGCGGTACAGCCTACCTGTCAGTGGCGTTCACTTACAAGCTGGATGAAGCGATGCGCCGCGCGCAGCAAGCTAAATTCTTTGGCTTCAATGTGGTAGTAGGTGGGCCGGCGCTGTTTCTGATGCGCCAGGGCAAAATGACCCATCCAATCAGCCTGATTGCCCAGATTGGCGATTCCTACCCTGATGCGGTGGCCAAGCATAACCCATTGGCCACGTTTGCCAGCCGCGGCTGCCCTGTAGGCTGCCACTTCTGCATTGTGCCGCAGATGGAAGGCGCCAGCTTCACGCTGATACCGGATTTCCCTGTGCGGCCCATCCTTTGCGATAACAACCTATCTGCGCTGCCGGCAAAGTATCAGGATCACATCATTGACCGTTACAGGAAGCATGGTGTGCCACTGCTGGACGCTAATTCCGGCTTTGAACCGCGCACCTTTACACAGGAAGTGTATCGGCGCTGGAAGCCGCTAATCGATGCTGGCCGCAGCCCTTGGCGGTTTGCGTTCGATGACATGAAGGAAGCCGAAGACGTATACCGCGTGTTTCAGATGCTCAGGGCTGAGCCAGGCCGGCGCAAACGGGTATACGTGCTGATTGGCAATGAACCATTCCAGCCCTGCATGGAACGGATCCACAAGACCATTGAAGCCGGCTGCGAACCGCATGTGCAGCCTATGCTGGATTTGAATACCACCACGCGCGACCCGCGCGCGCGGTTTGATTGGACGGTGCAGCGCCAAAGGGATGTTGCGCGCTGGGCCAATGGCTTCCTATTCCGGCAGATCCCCTTCGCTGAATACGATCGCAAAATGGACAAAAGAAGGCTTGCGCCGGCAGAGGAATTGTAAGATGCTGAGCGCTGAATCCGACCGTATTACTGGGTGGGGAGCCCACACTCCCCGCCTTCCTCTTGTGGGAGAGGAATTGTGAGAATTCGCAACTGGAAGAAATTCCAGCATTACAAGCGCCGGCGCCCACCTTGGATCAAACTTTATCGTGAAATTCTTGATGATATTGAATGGCACAGTCTCTCTGGTGACTCAGCCAAAGGGCTGATAAACCTTTGGCTGATCGCTTCTGAAGAAGACGGCTATCTTCCTGATAGCAAGACGCTAGCATTCCGCTTGCGCATTTCTGAAAATCGCGTAATTGCTTTGTTATCAGATTGTTCGCACTGGCTGGAGCACGATGCTAGCACGATGCTAGCAAGTTGCTATCAAGACGCTACACCAGAGACAGAGACAGAGACAGAGACAGAGACAGAGACAGAGACAGAGACAGAGACAAAATCTGAGAGAGAGAAAGCGAAAACCTGGCCTGATGCGTTGACCTTGCTTCCTTCGATGA